GATGGTTCTAAAAGTATGAAACTCTCTGAACCCTTTTCCCTCACGCACGTTTACGTGATAGGCTCCGCGTGTTCCTTTCATTCTTTTGATTTCGTAACCCTTAACAACTTTTACTGTTTCGTACATTTTATTTACCTCCTGTGTTTTGCTTGCTTCGTTATCGTTGATTACATTATAGTAATCTTCGAGAACATTGTCAAGTGCTTTTTGTTAGCTTTGCTAACTTTTTTTGTTGACTTTTTGCTCGTACAGTGTTATCCTTATTTCAGAAAATACAATGAAGGGAGGCGAATGAATGACGCAAGGTGAGCGTGTCAAAGAAATCCGAAAAAGCTTAGAAATGACAATGGAACAATTCGGAAATAAGCTCGGAGTGACCAAAGTGGCAATCTCCAATATTGAAAAAGAAAAGAGAAATCTCACGGAACAAATGAGTCGGGCGATATGCCGTGAGTTCAATGTCAGTGAAGAATGGCTGAAAACAGGTGATGGAGAGATGTATCAGCAACTCTCAGAAGATGAGGAAATAGCTGGTATTGTTTCAGATCTGTTAGAAGAAGGAAAAGACAACGCTTTTTACAGTATAATTTTGGAGATAGTCAAAACGTACAGCGAACTATCTCCCGCATCACAGAAGGTACTTATGGAAGCGGCTGAGAAACTGGCTGACAATTTGGCAAAAAAGAAAAGGGACTAACGCCCCTTTCTTTCAAAATGCTTCTTAATAATGATGTAAACCTGTTTTAAAAAGGTTTCGTCAGAAGCGTTCAGTTTGTTAATCAGTTTTATAATCTCAGCTTTGTAGTCCATCCTATGTACCTCCCGATCACGTTTTTTCAAACATTTGTTCGAAATTCCTTGATTTCATATTATCACAGAAATATTTGTGATGCAACTGTTTTCGAACATTTGTTTTAGTAAAATTTTCCTTTCACTATATAAAACGTATCGGAAGCTAAAAAGTTGTGCGTTGTCCGGAATCCCGGACGCTTTTTTGAAAATCACTTATACTCAGACTCGTACAAGCCAGAAATAGTGGTTTTCAGCCCTGCTGCCAACTGTTCCATAGTTGCCAGAGTTGGACTTACTCGACCGGTCACTATGTCACCGATCGTAGACCGTGGAACACCGGTCATAATTGCCGCCTGCCTGATCGACAGGTGGTGCTGTTCCAAGAATTGAGATAATAATATTTTCATGGTGTTATTATCTCTGGAAAAGAGAAAAGTATTCAAAGGAGAAAGTGAAATATGAAAAAGAAAATTTTAACCACATTTTTATTATGCCTGACTGTTTTTGCTGCAACATCCTGCGGAAGCAAAAATGCATCCAGCACAGAGACCGTTTCGCCTGAAACACAGCAACAAACTGAAAGCTTTTCTGAGACCGAGAATGAATCTTCTGAAACTGAATCACAAACAGAAAGCGTAGTGCAGACAGAAACAACAGCTCAGACCGAAACGCTTGCTGTATCTGATGCTTCTCTTTCGTTTCCTTTTGAGGATTTCGGAATTGATATAGATATACCAGATGACTGGGAAATAATAGAATCTGATCCTAATGCAGAATCTCCTAGCGTATCTTATCGTTGTGAGGATGATTTTATCGGTATAAAGATTCTTAAATACGATGAATCTATTTCGTCAATATCCGAAATATTTTTCGATGCTCCACTTTCGTCTCTGAAAGATGATGATTCATATTCAGAATTTTATACAGACAATATTTCAGTAGATGGCAGAGCTGCTAAGTCAACCATGTTTTATTACAAAAATGCTTTTACAAATCATGTATCTATAGATACTGGACATAGCATTGTATATGCTTATATCACGATGAAAAAAACAAGTGACTATGGCGAAGAAATCATTGACAACAGTATTTATGATGAATTTGCAGATACTATCGACAATATGAAATTTTCAGAATAAATAAAATCAATAAACAAAAAATCCGCCCCAGTGTTACCAGCACCGAAGCGGATCAGCGAATCTATACAGGTCTGGAGACCGGTATGATCATCTCTAAGCAAGCTGATTATACCACAATCCTCCAGCACCTGTACAGGTGTATTTTTTATACCCATTTTACGAACAGGAGGATGATATTATGGCAACTGGTGTCAGAAAAAGAGGCTCAACTTGGTCTTACTATTTTGATACAGCAAAGATCAATGGAGAACGAAACAAAATCGAAAAGGGCGGCTTCCGGACGCAAAAAGAAGCATTAGATGCAAGAGCTGCTGCCATAGCTGAGTATAATAATTCAGGCAGAACTTTTTCTCCAAAAGAAATCAGTGTTTCTGATTATCTCGACTACTGGCTAGAAACTGTCATACATAAAAACGTAGATCATGGCTATAGCTATAACACTTACCGCGATTACGAATCAAAAATACGGTTGCATCTGAAACCTGCTTTTGGTATCTACCGTTTAAGCAGCTTTCAATATGCTCCGGACAAAGTGCAAGAATGGGCTGACAGTATGAAAGTAAAAGGATTTTCAAAGAGCATGATCCAGAACACACTGACCTGCCTTCAAGGTGCTATGAACTATGCAATATTGCCATTGAAATACATCCAGGCAAATCCCTGTGTTGCTGTAAAAATCGGTAAGATGCCTATGGACATGACCGCAAAAGCACATACGGAATATATCTGTTCTGCCGAAGAATTTAACCAGATCCTGAAACGCTTCCCGGCAGATAACTGTTTTCATCTGTCGCTGGTTGTTCCATATAATACCGGAACCAGGATCGGGGAAACATTTGCTATTGATTTAAGCCAGGATGTAGATTTTGAAAAGCACGAATTGAGAATACATGGACAGATGCAGAAGGTTGAAAAGACCTGGTATATAAAGCCGCCAAAGTACGACTCTTACCGTACTATAAAAATGGGTGAAACTTTGGAAAAAGAATTAAAATTCGCCATTCAGCAAAGACGGATAAACAAACTGAAATACGGAGGGGCTTACTCAAAAACATACCTGCTGCCGGATCGCTCAATTGCTCAGATCCGTGCCGACATAGATGTACCTTATAAAGAAATATTGCCCTTGTGTGTCAAAGAAAACGGTGCCTTGCTGACTCCGGATTCTTTCAAGTACTGTGCAAGAATTATCCACTATGAATTGAATAATCCGCTGTTTCATGCACACTGCCTGCGGCATACACACGGCACAATCCTGGCAGAGAATGGAGTAAACCCTAAAACAGTCATGGAACGATTAGGACACAAAGATATCACAACAACATTGCAAACCTATACATTCAATACCGATGCTATGCAGCAGACGGCGGTCGATGTTTTTGAAAATGCAATACAAACACAATAAAAAAAGGCGGTTGAACATCCCTGTTAAGTTCAGAGTGTTCAACCGTTTTTCCGTTCAACTACAATATTTATTTTTTTAGGGTGGCAAATGGGTGGCAAAACGACTGAACTTTGCACCTAAAATCCTGCAAATCCCCTTATTCCCTCACAAGTTTTACGGCACTTTCTACGTGCACCGTATATCTATAGGTCTAATAGTTAAGTCTTACACCGCCCTGCACATCCTCAATAATACTTAAAAATCTATGTTTATGCAATAGTTCAATCTTTAAATCTTTTTGTTTCTGTATCTTACATTTCTCTGTCGGTGGCAAATCGGTGGCAATGCCACCATTCTACTACACCCTCTCTACCTTCTTAAGATACACCCATCCTACACCGCTTTTCAGCTTGCCGAATCCGTTCTTTTCCTCGGTGATCATGTACTTACCTGACTGCAAAAATGTTCTGGCAGCACTGTATGTTTTGGCCGGTCCTGTCCTGATTGGAACATTTGTGGTTTTCGGCCGCACCTTGTATGGGATCTTATTTGATGTGTATACTTTCCTTCCGGTATCATTGTAGACATGATAACCGGCATGCTGATCTGCACACTGCTTGGCTTTCTTCATCGTTTTAAATGCCCCGATCTGACTGCTGGCATTCTTCCAGGTCTTGCGGACACGGTACCATGGTTTGTCGGTTGCTGGAAGAATATCACCACTCTGCCCAGAAATGGCTTGTTTGAAGGCATCCCATGTATACGTACCTGTATTGTATACATACGGATTCGGGCAGATTTTTCCGGTCACGTCATAGTGACGGATCACATGGTCTGCCGGCACATTGTATTTTTTCATCAGGTATCTTGTCAGCTCAGCCGCCGACTGTACCGTTGCTCCCTCAAAATACCAGTCCTTGTCGGTTGCCCCAAGACTCGCCGCATTCTTCTTTCGCACACACATCTCAATCCCAATGCTATTAGCGTTTCTGCATTCCGGATGTTTGTAACTGCTCGCCCCACAATGCCAGGCGATATTCCGATCTTCCACGCACTGCCAAATTTCGCCGGCGAAACCGACAAAATAGTGTGCAGATGCCCCACGGTTGCCACCACCATAGTATGCACAATTTTCCTGTGCTCCGCCCAATGCTCCGACGTAGTGGATGACGATGTATTTGATTCTGGAGATATTGCCGGGATTATAATTGTAATTTGAAATCATTCGGTTAATCTTGTTCATAGTCTCTACCGCCTTTCTCAGAGGACGCTCATGCGTCCCCTTTTTTCTCTGCTTTCTGTGTCAGTATGTCGATCGCATTGGCGATCACTGCCGGCAGCGGTATGCCCATCAGTCCGGCATTCTCTACGATGCTGATCAGTTCGTTGGCAATAAACCCGATGATCACCGCATCACGGATGTAATCCACACCGATTGCCAGATCCAGCCTATACGCCACCAGAACAAACAGCAGCGTCATGCATTTCCTGCACAGACCTTTCCAGCCGGTACGGCTCTCAAGTGTCCCGGATTCCGTTTTCTTGCTGTTGTGAAATACCCCGGCTACGATCAACCCGGATATGTAATCAATTGCCATGAAAATGATTAAAGTTACAAGAGCCTGATCCCAGCCTCCAAAAAAATAAGCAATCGTCCCACCGACTGCTCCTGTAATAGTACAAACCATTTCTTTTTTCATGTTTCGTTTCCTTTCTTGCTGTTATAATCTTAATTTGCTGATGGCAATATTTCCAGCAACATAATTTTCTGTAGTAACCAGCAACAGATTGTATCCTTGTGGTATAGTCACATAATAATCATGCATTCCCTCTTCCAGAGTTACATCCAATCCCCGGAAATCTGAATAGGAACTGTCCGTTCCGGAACCACTTGCAACAGCAATGATATTTTCTGTGTCCTGTTCAGCATTCATTACATAGACTGTTATTCTGTATGTACTACCAGGTGTTGCACTGATTTTTGTGTTCTGATAATAATATCCCCTACTAGGAGATGCCGGCATAGAGGTAAGTATTGACGTTGTTGGATGTTTATACCATCTGCAATCTTTTAATGCATTTATTGTTGCTGCTTCTACTGTTTCGAAAATACCGGCTGTTACGATTGCGATTTTATCTTCCAAGTTTTGGATACTTTTTGTTAACTGATTTTCCAGATCCTGGATTTTGGTACTCGATTCCTTTTCCTTTTTCTCCAGATTCTGTATTTCTGTTGCGAACTCTTGTTCTGCCTTTTCTCGATTGCTGCATTCTGCTTTGATATTCTCATCGCACCCTGCAATCCCATCATGGATTGCCTGCCGGACATCACGCCCGTAAACTGCCGCCAGTATCTTTTTTAAGTTCTCTGTAATACTTGCCATTTTCACCCTCCTATTTCAGTTTCAACCCTTCAATACGCTTGATACTTACCTGGTTCACTGTCCAACCGGATCCAATATTGCGGACATATACACCCACTTTATTGTTGCTGGTATCCCATTTCAACTGAACACGAGCATTATAGGATGCTGTAAGATACAGAGTAATTACTGTCTCTGCCGGATTGCTCCTGTTAAGTGTAACCCAGCCTTTCTGGCCATCCACAATTTCCAGCCATACACGAATTTCATCATAATTCGCCAGGGAACTGATTGCTGAAGAATAGTACCAGCTTCCTGTTGCTGATGGAGTTACTGCTGTTGTTGACAGAACCACTGCTGCATCAATATCCCCGACCACGTACCAATACGATCCGCTGTACACCAGCTCCAATACTGCATACTGTTTGATCAGGTTTGCCGGTATCGCACTGTTTCTGTACTGGATCGCTTTCGCTCCGGTACTGTTGACATTCAGTGTAGGATTGCCGGCCGTGTTCGCATAGCTGAACCGCACGAACACTCTTGCACCAGTTGCCAGTTTGAAGTTCGACAGGCTGGCTGTTTTTGCGGCGGTAGAGCCTGACGTATAACACACGGCATAATGGGCAATGTCAGCCGTACCATTGAAATTAACGCCATCTATTGCCCGTGTCGTCTGGAGTTTTGTAGCTGATCCTGCGTTTCCTGTAATTGTTGTCTGTGTTCCTCCGGCATTGGCATCCACATAACTTTTCACTTTCTTCCATAACTCAGTAAGTCCTGTCTTGTCCAGATACGCCATGTCTCTTCCTCCTATATCAATTCGATCACACGCAGATGGCATCAATTTCAGCGTTGGTGATGGCATCGACTACGAACATGCCGCCCAGGGCATCCCATGCCTTGCCGTCCCAGGCCACGTTCGTTCCTGCCGGCCCGTAATCAGATGCCGCTTCCAGGTTGTACACATCACCGGTAACCTGCCCTGTAGTCGGCAGTTTTGTTGCATCTGCCAGGGAACCCTTGTACTTATACACGCCTGTAATGTCGGATTTCTTCGCATAGATACCAGATAAATCTGCCTCTGTTGGCAAATCATTTAGTTTTGAAAACATCGCTGGAGGCATGAGACCCATATTACCAGTAGTTGCAACTGGAATATTTGCTTTTACGGTACTTCCTGCAAAAGTGAGACCAACAGATGCTTGCGTGTAATCTTCCTCAGCATAGGCCATTGTCATGGCTTCCCATGTTCCTTTACCGCTCAGAAGTTTACCCGTATCGCCTTTCGCCGGTGCCGGTACCAGTCCGTGTGTACCTGCCGCATTAGCTGTTGCACCCTTGAAGTCAGAGTAGGTCGTGTTTGATGCCGGGATGCCTAAGCCTGTGATATCTGTCTTAGTAACTGGTGTCGTACCAGATACGTGTCCGGCTGCATCCACGGTCACTTTGTACAGTCCGTTTGTTTTCGCCGTATAACTCGGATGCACATATTTGTTCGCACCGGTTTCGATTCCTGTCAGTTTGTTCTTCTCTGCTGTCGTATAGTCGTTCGTAGACAGTCCTTTACCGCTTACTTTGTCTACTTTCTCAAACAGTGCGTCCTTGATCTTGCCCCAAAGATAAGTTAATCCCGCTGTATCCAAAAATTTTGCCATAATGTTTTTCTTCCTTTCTTTTAACTGTAAATGCAGATCTCATCAATCTGCCCATTCGTTATCGCCGTTACTGTTGTATACTTCACACGCCCCTGCCCTGCCTGCAGCTGTTGCTGTGTGTATGTTAATGCCGTACCGCCAAGCGTGACCTTGCTGTTTGCCGGTTTTAACAGGTCTGTCACCTTCTTCGTGATCTGCAGCTGTTGCTGTATGTTGTACGTGGGTGCTGCACAAAAAACCTTCTCACCGATCCGCAGCATATCCACATCATAACCGGCATCCGACAGGTCGATTGCAGATAATTCTGTTACCAGATTTGCCCCGTTGATCTTTTTAAACGCCTTTTCGCCTTCTTCTTTCAGCTTCGTTGGATCCTGTATTTCGGAAAACTCCACGGTCTTCGTGATGATGCCGTATTCTTTCACGGCTGCCGCGTCTTCCAGGTAATCCTTGCCACCGTTTACATTTGCGATCGTGACCGGCCATTCGTTGTTTGACGTCGATGACCCGAGCGGGATCAAACGTGTTGCAAGGTCATCCGTCTTGACGTTCTTGGTAACATCAATTATGTTCTGCCCCTGCCGTATATCCTGGCCGCCTGCCTGTTCATATTCTGCCAGGTAATCAATATAGTGCACACCGCCGACGGTTCGTGTCCGGATATACCCGCCGCTTTCTGTGACGAGTTCATCCAGAATGTCCCTCGTGGTGCTGTAATCGTTCCGCTCCCGGTCTGCCGCTTCCCCGGTAATAGTCACCTGACCGATCAGGAACTGCTTGAAATCATCCACCTGTTCGTTGTGTTTCTTAACCAGCCACTTGAAATAATTTCCTGGCGTTGTCTTTCCCGGTACATCCGTGCCGGTCTTGTGGAATGGACGGATGATGCTGTCCTGGAAGAATACCAGGTCGCCTTCTGTCTGGATCTCCATCTCAATGTTCCTGTCTTCGACGGTGTTCATCACAACGCCCCGGTAGATCGTCTTCTCACTGCCCGTCAGGTCGAAGCGAACCACTTCCAGCATGGACTTTCGCCGCAGGACGGATGCCGCAAGCGGATGGTCCAGGACGATCGAGACATCACAGGAGCCGTTTTTGTTGACTTCCTGGGTCAGTGCCCCTTCTGTAATACAGCGGCCTCTTATCCACGGATGGTACAGGTAGGAACCATCCAGCGTGATCTTATACATTAGAACCTGCCCCCTCTGTATTCTACGGAAACCGTGCCGCCATCCCCTTTAAACTGCATGGTATGGCTGCCCTCTGTGATCAGGATATCAGGCACCGTGCTGTACCCTTTTGGGATCTGGTAGCTTTTTCCGTCATATGTCACTGTGACCGCCGCCGAAGCTTCAAAAACACACCCCGTCGGCATCACATCCCCTACGACCGTGATTTCACCCGGTACCGGGATGTTTTTATAGTCTCTGATGATATCCGTTTCAAAATTAAAGCTGTCCCATTCCCAGTCATCCAGTGACGTTTTCCGTGCCAGCTTGTACGGCTCTGCATCCAGCGTGACTACGATCTGGCTGTAATGCTGGTTGAGCTTGCTGCTGTCCACGCTTACCCTGGCATCGTAATAATAGCCGTCGTCCCCGAAGATGACCGGGAGCCGCCTGCCGTGCAGTTTCCCACGGATGTCACTGGCTTTTGACAGCCAGGTGCTGTAAGTCCCGTCCTTGAAGTCGAACGTCAGCTTATGTATTGCATTGTCGTACACTGGGAAACCGGTAATGGCTTCCGTCAGGTCCAGTGCACCGTTCCTGCCGGGGATGGTCACGGTACTTTTCCGGACGGACGGCGTACCAAGGTCCACACCCAACAGTTTCAGCCCAAAATCGCCCATTTTATACTTTCCGATCTGTACATCCATCAGCTTCCCCTCCTTTGCCGGTTCCGTATTGTGTTCATGTTTTCATTGACGTAGGGTGTGACCGCCTTGCCCACCGTCCTTCCATCCAGGTCGACCGTGGTATGGATCTCAGCCTGTAACTGCACCGGCTGATTATTTGCCAGGCTGATCTGTGGTGATGACACGTTGACCGTCGGGCTTGCACCCATGGATTCCAGGCTTGCAATTGTGTTCTGCATCCTTTCCACTTCTGCCATGACTGCCTGCATTTCCGCCTGGGTGCCCTGCTCGATTTTCTTCCTGGCTTTTTCATATTCTTTTGTTTCCCGGTATACCTGCCATTCTTTTTCTTCCTTTTTGGTTTTGGCAGTCGTTTTCTTTTTCTTTGCTGATGTCTTGCCCGAAGCTACAGTTCCAGCCCCCTTTGCCTCTGCTGTCGCTTTGCTGCCTTCTGCTTTTTTGCCGTCTTTTTCAAGCCCAAACGCTTTTTTAAACGCTTCGATCATATCCTTTGCAATGCCCCGCATGGATTTTTTCAGCGTTTCTTTTTCGCCATTCAGACTCTTGATCAGGCTCTTGGCGATCTTCTTTCCGGCTTCTTCGGTTGCTTCCTGTGCGGTCTTGGCTGCCTCTTCCACTTCTTTCGTCCATCCGGCTTTTGTGTCTGTCAGACGCTGTTCGAAAAATTCCTTGCTGTAGGTTTTGGACGAACTCTGCAGCTGTTCCCATTTCTCCTTGTACGCCGCCAGTTCTTCCGCTGACATTGCGTTCAGGTGCTCCACGAAGTTGTCTGCCTCGTTCAGGTCCATGCCAAGGATCTGGTCCATCAGGCTTTCCGGTATCTTGTCCTTGAGCTTTTTCAGACCTTCCTGGTACCGCTCGACTTGTGTCAGCTGGGTGTCCAGGTCATACATATTGGCCGGCTCTGACATCTTCTTTTTCATGTCGTCCCGAAATGATATGATCTGGTCGTAAGCCTTCTGGTATTTGTCTGCGATCTCGTCCAGCTTCTTGTCTAAGTCGTCTTCGATCTTACTGTAAGCTTTCTCTGTCCCTTCTTTCAGGGCATCCATGAACGTTGATGTGTATTTGTTGGCATAGTTCTTGATCTTTTTGGCGTTCTTCCGGAGCTTTTTTGCTTCTTCCTGGAGCTTTTTCTTCTGGGCTGCATCCGTGGTGTTGCCCGCCTCTGTTTTCTTGTCTTCGGCCAGTTTTTCGTATTTTTTTACAACCTTATCCACATAGCCGTCAATCTTGTTATCCAGCTTGGAAACCAGGAGCTCCTGACGCTTGTCAAGCCCGCTGGTGATGGATTCCATGATCGCAGACGCCGCATCGGAATAACCGCCCTTTGCCGCATCCACTTCACCGGCTGCCTTGACAGCTTCCTCGGACATCTTTTTCATGGTCTTTTTCAGCTTCGGGACTTCGGCTTCAATGCCCTTGATCACACCTCCGACGATGTGTTTACCGATCTCGTCCTTGAAAACCTTGGACAGTGAATGGATCTCAAGTGTATCCTTTGCGGTTTCCAGTGATGAGTCCGCCATAGCTACAACACTGTCATTTACTATTTTTTCACCGCGTTCAACTCCGACTGCGGCACCCTCAGCCATGCTGAGTCCGATTTCATCACGCCATACATGGGACGGGCTGTTCTTTTTTATTTTTTTCTCCGCTTCATTTACAGCCGATTGGAGGACGCTGTTTACCGCATTCTGTACAAAAGGTGATCCCCTGTTGATTCCAACTGCAACACCTTCTGACATGCTCTGGCCAACACTTTCGAAAGAACTTCGGTAAGTCCTTGCCGTGTCTGCTGCTTTTTTCATGGAATCCCCAGCCGCCTGTGACACCTGCCCGGAATTCTGCTGGATTCCGTCCGCTGTTGCTTTCTGCGACTCTTTTCCGGCTTCCTCGCCGCCTTTCTTGGCCGCCTCCGTGACTTCCTTTTGGCCGGATTCGATCCCGCTTTTTGCCTTTTCTGTATGCTCCTTGCCGCTCTTCTCTCCGGCTTCGCCTGCCGCCTGTGCGATCTCCTGACCAGTACTGTCCCAGTTGGTTATAATGGCAGCTATTTTCTCTGAATAGGCTTCTGCCGCTTCGCCACCACTCTCAGAATATGCTGCCACTGCATCTTGTAATTCTTTTCCTGTCATTTCTGTGCACGCTTTGACAAGATTTGCACTCTGAGGTCCCAGATTAACCAAATATGAAAAAAACTCTTTCGTCATGCCCTCTCCGGCACGTCCTGCAAGGGTTATCAGGTTATCTGCCCACTGATCTACACCATTTGCTGCACTTTGCAGATGTGTTACTACATCTTCTGCCGAAATCTCTTCACCGCCCGAAAAATCTTCGTATGCATTTACAACGCCTTTCAAGTTGTTCTGAATAGACGTTTTCATGTCCTCGTAGGCTTTCTTGACTTCCTCTGACATTTCTGTTGCGGAGTCTGATACGCCCTGGTTTGATTCTTCAACAGCGGTTTTATACTCGTAAGCTTTCTCCGCTATTTTGTTGTATCTTTCGTCTGCTTCCGAAGTTGTTTCCTGTAAGCCGGCAACGACTTCTTTCTGTTCTTTTATCTGACCATTCAGGGCGTTCAGCTGCAATGCATATTTGTCAACCGGTTCACCGGCTGCTGCGTAACTGCTCGCCATTTCCTGCACGGATTCCGTGCCGTCCTGTACCGCAGCGTTATGTTCGTTAATCTTCTTTACTGCCTGTGACCGCAGGTCGTTGAGCACTTCTTCCGCTTCTGACAGCTGGATCTGTGCCTCTGCCAGATCAGAAGCCGCCTTGTTTGCTTGTTCCTGATAAGCATTTGCAAGTGCCTGCTGCTTCATGGAATCGATCACGGCATCCACTGCGGATTTCTCCCTGTTCAGTGCCCCGGTTGTTTCATCAACGGAAAGTCCAAGCTTCGGCATGGCCCCGTTGAGCTGGTCGACGATCGTGTTCATCTGTGCTTTGTCTGAGGCTGTTTTATTTGTTTTATCCGCCAGCTCGTAGAGTTTGTCCGCAAGGTTCTGGTAGGTAGCCGCTTCTGTTTTCGCACTTTTGATGCTTTCTTTTCTCTCTTTCGCATGCTCTTCCATGCTGTCTTTCAGCTCATCGTAAGAATCCTTGCACTGATCGATCGCTTTCCGGTTCTTAACAGACTCCGATGTCCGGTCTTTCATGACCGCACCGAATGCAACGGCCGCCGCTGTAAGGGCTGTAAGGGCTGTAAGGGCTACTGCCACCGCACCGACTGGATTCGCAAGGAGTGCCGCTGAAAACTTCGTAAATGCTGTTGTAACCTGTTGAACGACCAGCAACCCGACCAGTGCCGCTGCCAGCACTGCAAGGGCTGCCGCCAGTGCCGTGACTGCCGCCACAACTTCCGGGTGTTCCTTGACAAACTCCGTTGCCCATTCCATCGCATCTGCCCCGCTCTGCTGGAGTTCCATCAGCACCGGTGCAAGCTCATCACCGATCGCTATCTTCAGGTTCTCGGTGGCGTTCTGGAAACGCTGCTGGGCAAATTCCCCGGTTTCTGACATCTTCTCAAATGCAGTGGTTGCCGCCCCGGTGCTTCCTTCCATCGCCTGCACCAGGCTGTTGTATTTGGACGTTCCGCTGTTCAGGATGGACAGCATACCGACGCCGGCCTCGGAACTCGACCACATGTTGTTGAATGCGGTCGTGTCACCGTCCACGCTGTCCGCCAGTACCTGCAAAACATCCCCGAGGGAATTGCCCTCTGCCATAAGTTCGGCGAAAGTCTTGCCGGTTTTCTTCTTGAGCGTTGAGCCGACAACAGAACTTGTGCTCCCAAGTTCGTTCAGGGCCGCCTTGACGTAGGTCGTCGCCTGGGCGGTCTGTGTACCGTTGGCCGTCAGCAGTGCATAACTTGCCGACAGGTCTTCCAGGTCCATGTTGTACGCCGCCGCCAGCGGGATAACCATGCCCATGCTGGCACCTAACTGTGCAACGGATGTCTTACCTAAGTTCTGTGTCGTGATCAGGACGTCTGAAATCTTCGCTGCATCATCCGCAGACATACCATAGGCATTGATGGCGGTCGTCAGGATGTCCACGGCGGTCGTGGTGTCGGAAAACCCACCGACAGCCAGCTTGTTCGCTATACCGACAAAATCCACCGCACTTTCGGTCGCTACCGATGCAGAAATGGCCTGGTAGGTCGCTTCTGCCAGTTCCCCGACACTCTTGCCGGTTTCACCGGACAATGCCAGGATCTCGTTCCTCATATCACCGAGCGGCTTCTGCGACTCATCTGCAATCGTGCCAACCTTGGCCATCGCCGTTTCGAACTCCATGCTTGCCTGCGTGCAGCCCATGAGTGCGTCCGTGATTGCTTTCACGGATGCCGTTACTCCGGCAGCTACCAGAGCCTGTGCAAGGGCATCAATAGCTGTACTTGCCTGGTCTGTCCCTTCCTCGAACCCGTCCCCGATGCTGTCGCCTATGTCAGAGGCACTGTCTCCCACGTCTTTTGCCGCATCCGAAACGCTGTCCACAACGTCCGACATGGCATCCTCTACTGCTTCCACTGCACTCTCGCCTGCTTCTTCCACAGATTCCACAATGTTGTCCACAGCGTCCTGCACGGACTCTGCGGCATCCTGTCCGGCATTTTCCGCCGCATCTGTGACCGCATCCGCTGCATCTTCTGCTGCGTCCTGCACATCTTCCAGTGCATTTTCCACCTGCTTTGCCGCTTTTTCTGCGTCTTTCCCTGCTTCCTCTGCCGCCTGGGAAACGGCCTGCTCTGCCTGTTTTGCCGCGTCCTGTGCATCGGAGGCAGTCTGCTGCGTTGCACCCTTCGCTGCCTGCTCGATCCGCTTTAAGCCTTTCTGAAATCCACTCTCGTCGATCTCAGTGTCAAATCTTAGTGTTCCGTCTGCCATTTCCTGCCTCCCATCTTCTTATCAGTCTCCCCACATCGCAGCCGCGAACAGGTCACCGATCTGTTCCTCATCCCGCTCGTCTTCCAGGGATATTGCCCGCTGGATCTTCTGGATCCGCTGGCGTTCCTGTTTGTCCCTGATCTTTCCGGCATCGATCGAACGGTAGCCGATGCGGGTTTTCGTGCCGGAATCATCCGGCAAGCCTTCCAGCAGCATCTGGAACTTCTGCCAGTGCAGATATTTACAGGCCAGCAGGTCAATGCCGTAATAGTTCCGGAAATCGCTGACGATATACGGTGCATCCTTCTCATAGCTGAACGTCTGTTTTCCACTGCCTTCACGCTCTTTTTCCTTTTCTGCTGACCGGATGCCGGCAATGAAATCCGTGACTGCCTGGACGGCCCCCTGGATGTCCGGCGGAATCTCTTTTTTGTATAACCGCAGGATCAGAAAGAGCCGGCTGCCCGGCTCCCCTGCCTGCTTCACTTCCCCGATCAGCTTCAGCACTGCCCGGAAGTCCGTCTTGACCGGGTACAGGACGCCCCCAACCTCAACGCTTTTCGGCAGTGGTTCATATAATGGGTTCACAGGTCATCAGCCTACGGTCGGCTTTTCCAGGAACGTGCAGCTCTTGCCGTCTGCCGCAACCTTGGCATAGCCCTTGACCGGTTCGGACTTCACGCCGAACGACCCGGAATACTGCAGTGCATCGGTTCCGTCACCGGATGCATCCGGGAGGATGGAGAACTCACGTTTTCTTGCCACGAATTCATCCTCTTTGGTCGCTTCGCCCTTGTCGAAGAAGTCCACGACCACGATGTTCCTGGTCTCCCCGGTCAGCTCGTCATCGTGCACGGATGCGATGTCCATCAGGATCGGGTTGTTCTCGTGCATGTCGAAGTTATAGGACCATGAGGTGCCGTAACCGGTCACGTCGCTGTCGCTGGAATCCTTGTCCACGTACTGGCGTTCATAGGTGGTCGGGTTCTTGGACTCTGAAAGTGTCGTGAACTTCTCCATACGGGTAAAATCTGTTGGCTCTGCCCCATCGCTGGCCGGTACGCCGTAGAAGGACACCCTGCCGGTTCTCTTGACTAATTTCGTTTTATTATTTTTTTCTGCCATAATTTAAGCCTCCTGTTCATAAATTAAGCGGCACTCGATACGATACGTAGCAAGATTAGCTTCGGCATCGTACAGGTAACCGCTGTTTAAGGTTTCGATTGCTGTTGCATGTTGTTTTTCGTTCGCCAGCTCCGGAAGTTCCCCATCGTCCGAGGATTCTTCCAGCCACTCCTGAAGCCCCTGGTAGAAGCCGCTGTTCTCGATATTCACCCTGGCATCCTCGTCATAGGCTTCCTTGGAACAGATGGCGAACTGGTACTGTTTCTTTTTCCCGCCATCCACATATTTCTGGATCACCGGATCACACGGGAGCGGGTCGATGGAGTAACTCATCTCCTCGCCCAGGTAATCCACGTTGACCCGGCCGTCATGTAAAAACGGACAGGTCAGGAAGAATGTGCGAATGCTCTCGATGATGCTACTTTCCGCATGCAATTTTACCCGCCTCCTTCTGGATGCTGTCCTTGTGCCGGTTCTTCATGCGTTCGAACCATTTGGACTGCTTTTTGTGTTCGTAGTACTGCCTTCTGGCATACGGTGTGGACTGGACGATCAGACCGGAACCGGTGACCGTGCCAAGTGTTGCCGCATCCCGCAGTGTGCCACTTTGGAACGGTGTCTCCGGTTTCATCCTGCGGATGCATTCCCCGTCTACGTAGGTCTGTGCCCTTGCAAGGTTTCCGTTGAGCCTTGCCGCAAGGGATGCATCCCATTCCATCCTTGCCGTGAACATCCCACCGCTGCCATGCCCGCTGTAGCGGACATCCTGCGGCTGCCGGATCTGGAACGTTTTCCTGGTCTCTGTCATCATGCACCCCCTGTCACCTTGATGTGTGGATTTCCTCCGTACCGGTTATAGTTTGCCGCCGACACCTTGAAGTGTTCTGTGCCGGCCAGGTCTTTCGCCGTCTTTATCTGCACGCTGCACTGCCCTTTTACCAGGTAATCATCCTTTTTCACCAGGACTGTGGTATCTGGTATGCGGACCGTGAAAGTGTCTGCGGTCTTCCTGCCTTCCGTGGTGACGCTGGACTGTTCTGCCTCGTACCACCAGAGTGCCGGGATGTATGTACTATCCCATTCATCCAGACGGGTAACTGGATTATAACGGCGGTGGTAGAGGGTTGCGTCAGTGTTGGTCAGCATCGTCATACACCCCCATATCCAACAGGCCGGTCGGTTCCAAGTACAACGCCGCCGTCTGGTAGATCTTGCCCGCCAGTATCTCCTGGGCGGTTTTGCCGCCCTGTTCCTGTACATACGAAACAGAATAACCGTCGATGTTTTCTGATGCGACCTCCCTGCCCTGGTGTTCTGCTTTCGCTGCCTGGTCTGCGTACAAAAGGTCACAGCACGCACAGGCGGCATGCTGCACTTCTTCCATGGATCTGTCTGCCCGGTCAAACGTGATCCGCCGGATGTGTGCCGACACCGGCACGATCACCCTGCGGAACTGCTCTTCCGTCAGCTCACCGCCATACTGCCCTGTATAGAATGTATAATCGGTATACTGTGTCATAAGCCCGTCCTCTCAGGCTTTGTGTGACACGTAGAAGCCAGCCGCTTTGTTGCGGTAGTAATCCACCAGGCCATACTTGCGGTATTTCAGGATATCGCCGTCTGCATTCGCATTCAGGCTTGCCGGGATGATGTCGCTCGCAATGTGCTTATCAAATTTGATGATCGCCGGTTTATGGATGATCATGAAGTTGATGTCCTTGCCTTCTTCCGAAATTTTTTCGTAGTAGGTAGAAATGCTTCCCACTGCCGGGCTTTTGACCGTTTCATAGCTGCTGCCGCTCTGTGTGTAGTAGGTTTTCCCGGATACCACCGAAGAATCCTTCGTCTTTTCGTAAGCTGCCGTGCCTCTCGTGTAATGTCCGGCTTCCTCGCCCTCGCTCTTTCCGTCCAGCAGATGGATCGCGGTATAGAATCTGGACTGCGGCACCTTCTTCTTGATGTTGAATGCATTCAGGATCTCACGGGACTTCGTTGTGTCCAGTGCCATGACCCCGTTCATCAGTGTCGGGGTCGCATACAGGATCCTGCCCTCTTCCGGCACTTCGTCCTCATCCATCACGTTCTTTGCCTCAATCAGGGCTTTCAGGAATGCTTCTGCATCCGCCAGGTTCTCCGCTTTCTTTGTGATGCCGTCAAATCCGCAGATGGTCGCAAAGGTAAAGGCATCTGCTTCCGGTGCTACCCTGGTTCTCTGCAGCTCTGCTCCTGCCCTCGTAAATGCCAGGTTCATAGACTCCTGGTTGTCCATCGTATCTACTTCCAGTTTGGCACCACGGTCATAATTGAAGCGTGCGGTTGCCCATTTCAGTGATACAGCCGCAGAAGTATAACCGGAATTGCGGTCGTAATTTCCCAGTCCTCCGACCTCGATCTGTGGGTATAAGATCTCGCTTACATTTGCTCCGGCACGCATCATGCTCGGATCACTGGTCAGATCTGCGGTCACAGATGCACTTTTGTACACCTCGTCAATGATATCCAGATAGTTTTTTGCTAATTCAATCGTATTCGCCATGTTTCATCTCTCCTTTTCTATTTGCTTTCCGCAGGTGGTAAACCTGCTGCTGCCCTCATGGCAGCCAGTGCCGAGTCCGTTCCGCCGTTCCCGCCGGACGGTCCGACCGGATTCTTGAAAGGTTCATCTGACCCAAACAGATAAGCGTCAGACTCTTTTGCGGCATCCAGTGCTTTCTTGATGTCCGCACTCTGGTCTTTGGATTCCCTTAAGGCATCCATGTCAAGCAGTGCCATGACCGCCTTTGCATTTCTGCCGCCTGCTTCCTTGATCGCAGATCTAACGGAATCCGTAAACAGACGTTCCGCTTCCTTTGCGTCATACGTCTCTTTCTGCGTTTTCAGATCGTCCTGGAGTTTTGTGATCTGCCCTTTGAGGTCTGCGACATCCACGCCGTCAAACTCCTTGAGCTTTTCGTTTACCGTATCCAGTGAAGTCTTGTACTCGTCACGCTGGTTCACTGCCTTGTCGTACTCGTTTTTGGTGCGGTAATTTTCCTTCCATGACTTGTCAAAGTCTGCCTTTTTCTCTTCCGGGATCTCCAGACCGTAATCTTTCAGAATCTCATAGATATTTTTCATTGCTTCGTTCCTCCTGAAATGTTTTATTGACCGCTCTTTCAGCGGTGTGGGATATAGCCGGTTAGACCTCCGGCCGGGTAACTGCCCAGTTTTACGCCTTATGGCAGGGCATAAAAATAAGACACGTAACCCCGTGCCTTAAAGGGAGATACCTGGATCACCGCCTTTCTACGGATAACCGTCTGCCGTTGAACTGTACCGTATCGCCAATCTGTGCCACTTCATCGCCAATCTTCACCCCTTTCAGTTCTGCGTGTCCGTCAATGTCCCGGTATAAGAATTTGATTGTCTTGTAATTGATCCGGCTCGCCAGCCAGTTCGGTGCAAGCCTGTCTGCGTCTTTTGTGACGGTGTAGTGTTCAGTCATCGTGTGTAACCTTAAGTCCGAACTCTGGAAGAAAGTTAATCTCGTAATGATACTTATCTACCTCAGCCCCTGAGATATCTTCAACAACATACATGGTGTAATCATTGAGAAATACATAATCTTTCTGATATTTCCCTTCTGCTGTTTCAATAATTACTTCCAGTTCGTTGTCTGAATTATTTTTCAGTGCAAACGTTCCGGTCAGTTCAAGCAAAATAGTATCTGTTCGTGCATTCAGAACGGTAAGTTTTCGCGTTACATTGAAGTTATCAGCTTCCTTGGAGATATTTGTACTTACCTGATCCGCTTCTGTGCATCCAGTCATTGCAAAACAACTCACTGCTGTCAGTACCAGCAATGCTGCTATTTTTCTTTTCATCACTTATTCCTCCGTATAGCATGTATTTGTCATTTTCTTGTACACATCTTCGTAAAGTTCCTGCTTGTCACCGTTGTATGTATACTCTGCATAGATACCATCACCGCTCACCGTAGTAGATACAAGACATTTGTAATTCTGTAAAGTCTTGCAGCTCCATACTACGAATACGTTAGATAAGTCAATTGGCGGCGTTACCGGTGTATCGGCAAAACCATTCTCGTTGTACCAATCAACCAGTTTCTTTTTACAAACGCTTTCAAAATGTGCCATTCCTGTAATAATCATGTTTTCATCCTCGCTTTCTTAATACAGTGTTGATTTATTTAATTCTTCCACCAGTTCCCTCTCACGTTCTGAAAGTTCATAACAGATGGCATCCTCTGCCTGCTTTCTGGCATTTTCTGCTGCCTGCTTTTCTGCATTCTGCTTCCTGGCTGCTGCCTGATCTGACAGCAGAAGCCCTGCCCCGTAAATCTCTTTTTTCATGGCTCTCTGAGCGTCCAAGCTTCACACAAGCTGGCATTCTTCACGCCTTACCCTGAAATGTACGCCGTAGCGTGCCATTTTCTGCATCATAGCAGCGGTGACGATATGATCCGGATAATCATACTTTGACAATTTCCGTGTCTTTTCCTGCTTCAGCTTTTCCACTGTATCATTCACCAGCTTTGTCAGCTCCGGTGATGTCTCCGCTACCGTTTCCGGTTCGAAGCTGGTAATAAACGATGTCTTCACAGTTGCCCCATTTTCGTACACGATCGTGCAGTCGCATATAATATGGTTCATTCTGTCCCAGGTAGTCTTGCCGGATAATGCCGTGAGTGACGGGGCAAACAAAAAGAACGGGATGCCCCGTTCCAGATAAAATTCACATATGTTTTTCAGGATGGAAAAAGGTGGGTTGTCCACCACCACACATCCCGGCGGATATTCGTCTTTTTCGTAATCGCCGCCCGGCCAGAATGGGCGAATCACGTTCTCAGGATCAATATTGTAACGTTTGCACACCCAGTCCTTTATGACTTCGTATATCTCCGATGGTGTATAGCAGTCGTCTGTCGTTTTCTTCGGTTTGAATTTTTCGACAAATTCTTCGTAAGTTTTGCTTTTTATGTTTCTCACCTCCTTAAAAATGGGTACAAAAACAGCACGCATCTCTGCGTGCTTAGACTAAATATCTGGCTTTTGTAACTAATTGGTTTGATAAAAAATATCATCTCTTATCGACTCAAGCATATATGTCTTTTCGGTTGCTTCCTGCTTTCCGTCCATCCAATATACAGACTCATCTTCAATATACTCCATAAAATCAAGGTATGTATCCACATCAATTTCGAACATCATGCCGTTTTGCGTTGTCAAAACTCTCTGTACCAAATTATTATCCGAGTATTCTTTTTTAAGGTACTCTATTTGTTTTTCGTTTAATTTAAACTTTTCCATCTTGAATACTCCTTACCAATTTTTCGCTTGTTGGATTACATTGAATCAGTGCACCATTATCCGGATTGATAGAAACTGTAGCTGTTTTTCCTATGTACTTTTGACTTCTTCGCCCCTGCCTATCTGTCTTCACATTTCTGACATCTAACGGTGTTTTTAATGCTTCGGATATATCGTCCACTGTAACTCCTGATCTTGGTTTTCCTGTTTTAGGATCGCTCATGGTTCCGATTACTCGTTCCATAAAGTGTTTACTTTGTTCCGTAATGTTTATGCCCTCTGATGTCTGAAGTCCAATCACTTTTTTCTGAATATCTTCATGCAATTTGTAATAGTTTTCAAAACCTGACAAAGACGAAACCATTCCATTTTGCACAGAATTTTTATACGTTCCAAAAATTTCAAATTTCTCAGGGTCATTATACTTCATCTGCCTGAAATCCGCAAGACTTCCAGCATCTTCTTTCAGCACTTCCCTGTACCGTTCGTACTGGTTCGAATCAATCTTAGCATTCCGCATCATCTCCGGCGTATAGCGTGCGTTCTGCTGTTTCGTGTTGGTAGCTACCTTGCCCAGTCCGTCCTGATAAATTCGTTCACGCTGTTCCAGAAGTCCCATCTTCTTGCTGAACTGCTTATACTCGTTCAGCTGTCCCTGGTACTTTGCTTTTTCCAGCATGATGTCATCCTTGTCAGCTCCTGCCTCTTCCAACAGCCGAATCTTCTGACGCTGGGCACGCATGGCGGTCTCCATCTTCCTCTGCTGCTGGGTCTGCTCGTAGGCATTGAGCTGCCTGCCGTTCCATTCTTTTGTCTGGGCTTCCCTTTTGTTCTGCTCTTCCAGCCAGTCATCCGGATAGAGACGTTCGGAAATGCCAGGGATAAACGGATCAAAGGAATGTCTACAGTTGGCACCGCACAACCCTGTGACGCTTCCATATCCGCAGACCGTCCGCAGTTCTTCCTTGCTGAACACCTTGCCCTGCCATGTCTGGTGATCCGGCCTCGCACATGGATGCCAGGACACTTCAAACTGGTCTGTGCCGAGTTTCTCTGCGTTGTGCTCACTGATCTGTGCCGTGATCTGGTTCACGCCTGTAAGGACGGCTCTGCGTGCTGCTACGTCTGCCCGGTTAGTATGGCCGGAAGCGTAATCCACCATCCGAAGCCCGCTGTTCGTCATCTGGGTGACGACTTTGCGGACGGCAGAGTTGTAATCTGTGGCACCCGTCACAACGTCCTGGATGGCCGTATCCACATATTTCTGGTAGTACTCAGCAAATGGTGTGAATACACGCCTGCCGCCCATCATGACCGAAAATCCGCAGCTCTGGGACAGGTTCACCATGGTATCCTGTGTCTGTTTCCTTATGGCTTCTGTCAGCTGTATGAGCCACTCGTTATCCTCAGGTGCGATAAACTCGTCCGTGATCTGCTCATAGACTTCCTGATTACGGACGTATTCCCATTCCGCTACCTTGTCATACATTTCAAACATTTCCGGCCAGGTCGCATCCAATGATTCTTTGATGATCCGCTCGACTTCCTCCCGGGATCTGCCCATCTCGATCAGGCGGTTGATCTGGTAGTCTGCCGTTGATGTGATCTCGCCGGTCTTTTTTATCCTGCGGACAACATCCTCCATGATACGCAGCTCTGCACCCCGCCAGATCCTCTCCGCAACCAGCCCCATCCGTTCTTTATCCGGTTTCTCCTTCTTGATCGTCATGGCATCACTCCATCACGTTGTTCTGCACTGGCAGGTTCTTTCTGGCTGTCGCCTCATCCTCGTTGTACCACTTCATGCGGTATTCAACCGCAGACATCACACCCATAGAGACGTCCTGGCGGTCCTGCTGCCGTTCGGAATCCTCATCTGTCAGGATGGAATCGTTGAACTTGCAGGCAAATTCATAACCGGAATGGTACATGCTGTTATAGAACGCCAGGGCAGCGGCATAATCCTCCAGGCATTCTTTCAGGTTCTCCTGGATCGCTGTCACACGGTTGTATTTCCGTGTTTTCGAGACACGTACCTCAGTCGCCGTCTTGGATACCTCCTGAACGTCTGACAGGTCACCGTAGGCAAGCCCGACTGTGAACTCAATGTTCCGGTAATATTTCTCAAGGCCGGCAATGTAGGAAGTGTCCCGCATCGCCGGGGAATATTCCCGCAACAGTTCCTTATCCTTGCCGTCATCGATGTTCAGACCGCGGTACAGGCGTTTGTTCAGCTGTGCCATCTGTGTGCCCCTGCTCCCGCGTTTCAGTGCACGTTCATCCACATGCACGGCACGCTCGCCGGATTCATACTCCCAGTCGAGCCTTGCCGCCTGGATGTCTGCCTTGCGGATCAGGTCGGCAGCAGCGTCAAAGATTGACACCCCACAGAATGAACCGTCAATCCGGTTTTTGAGTGGGTTACGGTAGTACCCGAAGTCCATGCGGTCCATTCCTGGATAGGTCACCGGACCCTGGTTGATGTCTGCCCATTCGTCCACCGCATCCAGGCTGCATGGTGTACCAAGGTGATTCCGGTCAAGGGAATGGTAGCACTTGTTTTCGATCGTCAGGTTTCCGTTCGTGAAGTAATGACGCTCCATTTTCGTGTAATAGTCATATTCCCCCACCCGCTTAACGGTCAGAAAAGCAACATCGACCGGTTTCCCGGAATCATCGAAACGGACCGGCACGAACTTATCAGCTGTGACGAACTCGGTCCTGTCTGCCCCCAGCGGCCGCAGGATAAAAGAGCCGAAGCCAAGACCGTCCTGCAGGTTCTCATTCAGGTCTAACAGCCCCCTCTGGTAAGCCGCATCCAGCCGGTCATTGTTCAGGATGGAGCTTTCCATCTCAACCAGCACCGCATCCGCAAATTCGCGGCAGATACCGGACTCAATCCGAAGCGACACCACCGGGTCCACGCACCACGCTGCCTTTCCGTCCATCATGCCGCCCCAGCTTTCCAGGGCTTCGACCATGGACTGTGACAGCGTCAGTTCACGCCCCAGGGCTGTTTTTAGTGTCGTATAATCAAACAATCTCCTCACCTCTCTCCATATCCGTTTTGCAAAATCAAACATCCTCCACCTCCCGGATGAGTTCCTTCAGGTCGCGTTCTATGGTGTACTCGAACGCATCTAGGCTGTCTATGTCCGTGCTGCCATCGTCCAGCCGCTCATCATCCTGTTCCTCCCTGTTCCAGACCGCATCCGAAAATGCTGTTTCCAGGCTCTCGCAGTCGTCTGTAAGAAAAAACCGCCCGGCTCCCATAAGCCTGACGGTCGCATTGATACGGTCATTTACACGTTTCTTCTTTGCCGGTTTCACGCTGATCCACGGGAAACGCTTCTCGACCGCGTTCCGGATGGAATTACCCAGCACGGTTTCTGCATTGTCCCAGAAGACCGTTTCTACGTTGCAGTATTCGATGGTATCCCAGTGTCTTACAACATCCGCATACTGGTCGATCACATCCTGCACGAAATCACAGAACAGTTGATCCAGACGGTTGCTGTCGATCGGGTCGTCTTTCTCTTTTGCCATGATCCGGCGGGATTTCAGGGCGATCACATCCTGGTAATTGTCCGTGTACCCCCTTGCCACGAACGCATGGCCGGACTTGTTGCCGCCGAAGTCCAGACCGACCTCGATGGATACAAGGTCCTGCTTCCGAAACTCCTTGCAGTCCGGGCTGCTTCCGGGATGTTCTACGATCCTGCACCGGAACGCTTCCGGGTGGTCTGCAAACTTCTTGTAGATCGAACCGTCTGCACGCTTCCAGAGCCCTAAGATCAGGCGGTCGTAGTAGATCGTGCCTTCGTATTCCCTGCAGAGCTGTTCCACAAAAGCCGGATCCAGGTACGGGTTGTCAAAGATCGTGTACTTTTGCAGGTAGATATCAAGCTCCGGCGTGTCCAGGAACTCTTTCAGCCAGTGGGTAGGATGCTCCGGGTTGCATGACCCGTCAAAGCAGCTGTAAGGCTTATCGAGTCGTGATTTGAGCATCTGGAACACTTCTTTGTTCCACTTGGCGATCTCATCCCCGTAGCAGTATTTGATGCTCGCACCCTGGATCTTGGCAACCTGGCTGACCTTCTCCGCCCCCAGGCAGTAGACATCCTCACCGCATATCCTTGCAATGTTGCGGTTGTTGATGTTGCCGACCAGCTTATCGGTATAGATCTCACGCATCGGCTGGAGCACGTTTCGCTCGATGGATTCCTTCGACACGCCAAGGATCACATTCAGCCCCGGTTTTCCCGCCCTCTCACGGATCCGGAAGGGAATGACGAAAGCCGTATCTACAAAAGACTTCCCGGAACGTACTGCCCCGGATTTAATGTTCCAGCGGTGCGTTGCGTTCACAATGTATTCATTCTGCATTTTGCTCAACTGCATTATCACGCATCTCCTTCAGTATCGCATCCAGCTTCTCAAGTGCCTCGTCCGTCTCATTCTCACCTGTGACTGCCTGTTTCCTCGCTTTCTTAAGCTCTGTATCTGCTTCCTTGTTGCGGATATCCTCCTCTGCCGCCCCGTTCTGCCCTGCATACTGAGCCACGAAGTAAGCGGCTTTGGTATTGCCCTGCATCGCTTCCCTGATCTGAGCTGCCAGCATCGCAGATTCAAGTGTACAGTCCAGGCCGATCGACTCCAGGAACGGTTTCCACTCCGGGTTGTCAATTTCCGCTGTCAGCAGGGCGTTCAACGTCTTCCGGAACTCTGCTTTTCGCCGCCTTGCCTTCCCGGATGCCTGGCCGCCTTTTCTGGCGTATTCTCTCACTTCGCTCTCGCTTCGTTTGTCAAACGGCACTAAGTTTTCATTGTTTGCCAATCACCTCACCTTCCTTTGTTCTGTTGTTATTTTTGAGTACACAAAAAGACACCCAGCACTGCCAGATGTCTTCTTGCGGAAAATGTAGTATTCTTTTTGAGAAAGGATTCTTATATGTCCCCATCAGGGAAATCGGAACAGAAGGACTCGAACCTTCGCCCTTGTCTACTCATGAGACTGCTCTCGCCGCTGAGCTATGTTCCGATGCTGCCGGGCTGTTGAGACCCGGCAGCTGTTAAAATATACAATACAGAGGTAAATGTAACAACCATGTCAGCATCAGTTTTTCAACCAACCGATGATACCATTAAATCACGAAAGTACCCCCTCTTAGTTATCCACTTTTAAAAAATTTTATCTTTTTTGTGCCAGAAGGAAAAAAAAGTACCTTCTTGCCTCATAAAATTTCTTTCTCCCCATCGGCACATCCATGTATTCATACGGCACACCAGACGTCACATTCTTCAGAATCCACGGATATATTTCTGCATCCGCTTCCATCGCCGTCTGCTCGATCAGCTCCGTGTCACGCTTAAGCTGTGCGATCCGCAACGCCTTTTTCTCCGTTGGGTTGCTGCTCGACGTTCCTCTCGGCATCCCGTCCTGACTAAAACCGTCTATGCCATAGTTCCTGTCAATCTCCTGCTTTTTCTGCCAGTATTGCAAACAGAAGTATTTCAGCTCATTGTATTTGTCTCTTGAGATATTATGATCGCTCAGCTTCATATCTCGCTTTCTGATCTCCACCGGCATCGCCTCCCCTCGTATGTATCACAGTTTCCACTTTCTTCCGGTGTGCTTGTCAGTGATTTCCGTCACTTTGATCCCCTGCACACTCACAACCGTATTTAACGCATCAAATATCTTTCTGATGTGCTTCGGCATCTTATCCGCCTTTCGCACAGCTCTGTCTGCTGTCGGATCACGGTATCCTTCATGATTCATCCACATCACTCCAATCTTGCATTTGTCCGCACCACGGGCAATACGGCAGATACTTTTGCACCTCATCGCCGCAGTTTCGGCACTCGTAGGCTGTTCCACCAAACACGCTCAGTACAGCCTGTGGTTTCTTCGGTGTTCTGCTTTTGTCATTCATCTTCCCGCCCCTTTCGATCTCCTGTGCCCTGCGTGGCGGGCACTGATTATTTGATTGCTTTCGCTCCGATGACGCAAGCCGGGGCGAAGCGAAAGCTGTACACTGCGGTGTAGCCGTTATTGACGTTGCCGGACGCGTACACATTCCACGTAAAGTACGCGTTGCCTCTGCACGCAGATCTTGTCCAGTGCCCCTCTGTCTCCTGCTCCGGATTGACTTTCACACGGTCGCATTCTGATCTGAACCGCTGATACTTCTTTTCTTTGTCCTTCATTTCTTCCACGGACAGAAGGAAGAACGTGTCCAGTGTTGCCTCTCTGTCTCCGTTCTCCTTCAGTACAGGAACCAGGAGTCTTCTGAACCCTTCCTCGAATCTCTCCTTGAAGGCGATGCTGTTCATGTTTCTGCGAATGCTGGACTTCTCCCATTTGTTACAGCCGTTTTCATCGAATGGCATTTCATCGAACGGAAGATCTGCGAACTGTAATGTCATCGTTCGCATGTCTGGATCCGCAGCCTTGTCTTTGTCGTAGTCCAGGATATTCAACAGGGCCGTTCCAATTCCTTCGACCTGGACTGTGATCTGTCCATCTTCTCCGAATGTTTCTCTTGCCTTACCTGCTGCCAGGATCTCCTCGATCTGCTCCCATGTGTACTCTGTTTCTCTGATTGTTCTTGCTTTCATTGTCTGTTCTCCTTTTCTGGTCAATACTCTTTCTTCGCATACCGGACACACCATTCTTCCCTCCGGTATGATTTCGCCACACATCACGCATCTGTCTTCCATCGTTGTCTCCTAATCGAACGGAAGCTCTTCTTCGATTCCGTCCGGTATGTTCATAAAGCCGTCTGCTCATGGAACCGTTTAGCCGCCTCAGCATCCACGCTATTCTCCAGATGGTTATAATGTGCCCTCCGTTTGGCGTTCTTCTCAGCTGCTTTCATCCTTCATCTTCCCGCCCCTTTCATGAACCTGTCCAGTAAGACCTTTCTCCAGTTGGTTTCGTATTGTCCACAGCAGTATGTGTTCACTGTAACATCTCTGAACTCTTCACTCTTCGGGCAATAACATATTCCCTTATCGTGGTATCTGCATGTGTTACACGTTCTGTCGTAATTCATTTTTTATTTCCCCTTCTGTAATGATTTCAAAAATTCTGCCAGTTCCGTTTCACTGTTGGGATATCTGCTGTAGGTTTCTCTTACATTCCACTTAGGAACTCCATTTTTCTTTTCAGCCTCTGGACCTCCTACCAGATGGAAATAACAGTTTTCTCTTTCCGGAGTGTATTTATTGCCCGGAATGATATATGTTTCCGCGATCAATCTTGCCCCGTTGTCAAAATCATACTTGTAATATTTACATCCAATATTCTCGTCTTCGTACCACAATCCCCATTCTTTGTATTTTCTGAGCCACGCTCTCCGCTGTTCATTATTTTTCAGCACTGGAAGCCCTGGCTGTTTCCCACCTTCGTGGTACTGCAATGTTTTATGGTATATTGTCATGTTATTCATCCTCCCTGTATGGCTTCATTCAGATCTCGCAGACACTTTTCGCATGTTCCATTTACCATCATCGGACACGATCGGTATCCATCTTGGAACGTGGAAATCATTGCACGGTAACATTGTTCTATTTTCTGCCTTTCATACTGTTCGAAATATGGGCATTCTTCTGTCGGATATAAGTTGCCGCCCCTGCACCAGTGTGCCTGCTCTCCTGGCTTATGACTGTCTGACCACAGATGCCTTTCCGGATAATGATCCGTGTATGGATCTGCCTGTGCTCTGTGATCGTCATAACACCCTCCGTAGGGACATCGCTCCGACCAGTAGTAGAGGCAGTAATAACACAGGCAATCACTGCAGGTCATCATTCTACTCATCCTCCTCACTTTTCTGGAAACTCATATACTTGATTTCGCATATATATTGCCATTTTGTGCGGTTTTGCTAAATCATCGAAATATTCCGTCGTGTAGTATCCATCTGTATATGCTTCGCAAAACTCTTTCATCACCTCCATACACCGCTCCTTACTTTCGTATTCCGCAACCTCTTCCAGTAATCCATCTGATATGCAGATTGTGTGTCTGACTATCGTCTGTTTCCCTTTGCGATCGGTTCGTTCTGCATACTTTAACGCGTTGAAAGATATGCCAAACCGCATTACTTTTTCTTTATTCTGACTTATAATCAACATTGTTTTTCTCCTGTGATTAAAAAATCCATTATGTTCATCTGTCCAATATGTTCCCATGTTTCTGTCTCTATTCCGCATGTTTCCAGTGCATCTTGATACCTTACCCCATTATTTTTTAATTCCATACAGATCTGATAATGCTTTGGGTGTGTCATTGCTATTCGTTGGAATCTATTCGGACACTTTTCCATATGTGCACCAAAAGCACAGAACATGCATCCGGTACGCTGTTCACCTGTTGTGTAGTATATACCACCGGGCGTTTGCTCTATGTCGCCATATACAGAACATATTTCAATATCATTTTCTACTATGTATCTAAGCACATCCTGCCTTGTCCAAGGACCAAGCGGCTGGCTCTTAATTGTTTTTCCATCATATACATTGCAACCTGTATGAGCATACTGGTGTTCGCGTCTAAAACTTTCATCTTGCGTTGTCCCAATATATGGCACTCTTCCAGTCTTTTTTGCATAATCTTTAAACGGTTTTTTCTTGGTAATGTTACAACACTGTTCACTTATATCAAATTGTGTATCCAACAAAAATCTCCATTTTTTAGGAAGCATTCCGAACTTCCCTCTTTCATCGCCATTCATCAAATAGTTTCTGTATCTGTCTGATAAATTTCCATGCCGCAGTTTCCTTATCTTCAGTGCCGTCTCTTTGCTAATTAACGGAAATCCATATTTATCAACTACCTGTTTAAATGTTAATCTGCTTCCGTCTTTCCATCTTGGATATATTTCAACAAATTCCCCGCTGGCCTGACGTGCAAATCTTACTATCTCAGGAAATTCCAAACCAGTATTTGAGAATACTGCCGGGACTTCCAACCCTACGGTTTTTCGTATCATATGCAACAATGCTGTGCTGTCCAAGCCACCAGAATAGCTCAAATATACTTGACCATCCCAGTTGTAATACCATTCCTTGATTCTGCGTTCCGCAAGCGTTTTCTTTACCTTGTACGGTAAATATTTTCTCTGGCTAAACTGCCAATCATTTAATTTTAGATCATCTTCCTGTATGAACATCTTTTTCTCCTGTCTCTTCTTTCCCTCTCAATGTCTTCTGCTTTCCCATCATGCAAATGGCAGCTCTTCGTCAAAATCTTCCGGGATGTTCATAAACCCGTCTGCATCTACCGGCATCGGCTCCGGTCGTTCCTGGCTGCTCCCTTCCCGGTTTCTCTGTGCCGCCGCTTTGCTTTCCGCAAATTCCTGATCCTCAACCACCACGTCTGTTGTATGGACCTTATTGCCATCTCGGTTGGTATAGCTCCCGGTCTGGATGCGACCGGTTATCACTATCTTCAAGCCCTGGCGGAAATACTTTTCGGCAAACTCTGCACTGCGTCCGAACGCTACACAGCTGATAAAATCAGCGGTTGCTTCGCCATCGCGTTTGTTGAATCTGCGATCTACAGCCAATGTATATCTTGCAACTGATGTGCCGCTCTCCCCTGCGGAATAATGAACATCCGGATCTCTGGTCAATCGTCCCATTAAAATTACTTTATTCATTATCCTCACCTGTACTTTCTGCAATCAGGTTGCCTTCTCTGTCGTAGTCATATCCCGTGACTCCCTCTTTTTTATTCAGATAACTGCAAAATTCCTGGCATTCTTCCTTTGTTGTAAAGAATACTTTCCTCAGTTCCTTCCCTTCTATTTCTTTGAAGCCCTTGTTATGATCTACTATCACTTTCGCATATTCAGCATCGATATATTCAACAAAATACTCTTTTCCCTTTTGTCCTTTTTTCCTGTACCACGCCATGAACTCTCTGTTTCTCTCGCTTAATTCGTACAGCACATTCTCTTTTGGATAATACACCTTCTTGCTTACTCCGCAGTTACACTCATCGTCCACAGCTTTTCCAGACGGCAACGTCACCTTAACGTTTCTCAAGGAATCACATTTATTACATTTTCTCTTGTATCGTGTTTCCCATGTTGCTGACCATAATACAAGTTTCATCTGCTCCATCAGTTCTGCCAGCCTTGCATGTTTTGCACGATACTCAGCGTCTTTCATTACTATTTCACATTCTTCTTTTTTTCTTTCAAAGTCCCTTTTGATAGACTCAAAATTTTTCTTAATCCCCTGTAATTCTTTGTTTTCTTTTCGCAGTTTCTCGATTTCATCGTTGATTTCTTTTTTCACCGATTCCCTAAGCTCATTCTTTAACTCTTCGATTTTCTCGTCAAATTCACCTGGTTCAAAATAATCATCAAATCCATAGTACATATCAGCTTTCCTCCTCCAGATAACACCACATAAGCAGACAAAAACGTTGATTTTTGCACGTGATCGTCAGCATATGGTGTGATTTCACGCTTCCTGGTATAGAAGCTTTTCTGTGTTTCATTTCCGGTTCAAACATCGGACATTCTCTGCACATCTGTTCTACGTCCAATTTCGTCACAATCATTCTGCATCCTCCAGATAATCAAATATCGTCCGCTGTCCCATATTGCCTCCTTACTCGTTCAATGTTCTTTCCAGTGCATCGAAATCATAGTCCCTTTGCGGAAATGCATTGAATGTATTCTTTACGGTTTTCTTTTCCTTCTTCTTGGCTGCTGGCTGCTTCTTGATTGGATAGAAGCTCTTCCAGCCGCTTACAGTCGCTTTTCTGACAATCGCCTCCATCTCCCTCGGATCCGTTGACAAATCCTTAAGATCCTCTTTCAACAGCTTCACCTGTTCTTCTGTGATCCTTGCACCTTCTTCTCTCCTGGTCTTCAGGAACAGCAGGAAGGCTTTGTTCAGGGAATCATCAGAAAAATAGGAATCCGGCGGAGCCGTATCTATATCTATATATTCTTTTTTCTTTTCCTTTCCTTTTGTGTTATTTTTCTCGGAATTATCCTCTTTTTTCTCGGAAAAACCGCTTTTTTTCTCAGAAGAATTTAAAGAATGGTTCACTTTAATAAAGGTTTCGGTCTCTTCTTCCGAAAGAAGCCAGAACCTCTCGGCTGTGATCGGCGTTTTCGTGGCTCTGGCTTTCACCATCGCCTGATAACGCCTCTGTATTCCGGCAGAGGTCAAGACCTTGTCCGACTGGAAAAGTGTATCGTCAAACAGTGACCGTTCCAGCAAGAAGTTCAAGACCTGCTTCACCTTGTTGCCATCCATGTTCAGGTCATCCGAGATGATATATTCAAAATCATCGTCAACCTGTAAGTAATACCCTGTCTTGTAGATCTCACATAAAAGATACAGGTACAAGACAATCCCATCCGCCCCATAGCGGGCTTTCAGGATCTTTATCTTTCTGTCTGAGAAGAAGTCTGCATCCATCCGGAAAAAGCGGTTCCCTTCCTGCTTCTTCCTTGCCATACCAGCCTCCTGTTTCTCTTTTTTATGTATCGAGCCGCATCAGAGTAACGCTCAAATACGCTTCCTCTTTGTACGCCTTTGTGACGCTCAGTTTTATGATCTGTGTATCATCATGGTATGCGATGCCGTTCAGGGCATCCAGCACAACCTTTGCGATATTGTCACTGTCCGGCTTCTTTGCCGGCCAGATCTTCCCTTCCAGCATCTCTGCCCTTTTCTTCTTCGAGATGCTCTTAGGCGGCTCAAAATACGCCAAGATATTAGCAACCACATACGCATCATCCGCAAACCGTTTCTGTCCGTATTTCTGTTGGAAACAGGTCTTGATCAGGTTTTCGTACAGCACCGTCTTTTCCTGTGTTACGCTGCTCATTTTATCGCTCTTGCTGTTGTGGAATGTTCTCGCCCGGGCTTTGCCCTGCGGCTTGCCCGGTACGGTGAACGTGAATAACTTTGGTTCTTCGTTATTGTTCTGACTGTTCATTTTCTACTTCCTTTTTACGTAAGCGGCCATTCCGGTGAGGTCAACGGGATGGTCTGTTTTAATTATTGAAGAACATATCTTCCATGCTCATCTGTTCCGAAGCATCTGCCTCTTTTGGTGGTTCTGCTGCTTTCGGTACATCCGTCTTTGCTTCCGGGACTTCTCTGTATTCCTGCTCTGCCACCGGTTCTTCCTTTTTTACGGAATCGACATACTCAGCTTTTCCGTCCTCGTGGATCACTGCCATGTCCTTGTCCAGGGCGTTCTGCAGGTCGATGCTCATAATGCCCCATTTGCTGATGATCTGGCGGAGCATGGTCTTCAATGCCATGCTGTCAAAATCCTTGAACCAGAAAGAAGAATATTTCCAGAGGTCTTTTTCCGGGATCTGCCCGGCTTCCAGGAGTTCCAGCGATCTCGCCCCGCCATTCCCTCCAAACGCCTGGGAATACTTTTCGGCGTGTGCCAGCATCTTCTTCTTCGACCAGTACATTGTCTTTCGGAATCCGTTCTCATACTCGAACATGGCATAATAACCGGCTGTAGGTGTCTCGTCACGGATGATGTCATCCTCGATCAGGTTCACTTCAATTTCTTCGTTCAGGGGATCGTAGTGGAGAAGCTCCCCTTCTTTGATCGCCATGACGTTCAGGCGTTTGTAGTATCCGGAACGCACTGCCAGCTGGATATAACCCTTATACCCAAGCTGGAACTGTGCTTCCTTGCAGCCTTTTTTATTGTTCTTGAACGGGACCATATAGAACTGTCCGAGCTGTGGGGATGGTGAGAGGTTCAGTGCTTCACCGAGTAATGCAGCTGACAGGATACTCTGGTTCGTGCATTCCTGCAAAGCCGGTGTTGTCTGTACTGCGGAAACGATGCTGGAGACGAATCTGGTGGCATTCTTGCCGCCGACCACGCTGTTGATCTGCTTCCTCACTGCTTCCTGGGACATATACGTTGCCATGCTGCTTCTTGTCTGTCTGTTTGCAAGACTGTTTGCTACTGCCATGTTTTATTCCACCTTTCCAAACTGAATGTTGTTGCGGATCAGGTATTCTCTCAGATCCATGATCTGTTTCTTGGTGCCGCGTACACGGAAGTCAAGTGTCCAGATCTCTTCCTGTACTTCTGTAGTGTTCTCTGCTTCCTGTGTTTCTGCCGTAGTTTTCGGTACTTCTGCCTTGCTGTCTTCTTTGTTTTCCACAGTAGCGGATGTTTCTTCCTGCTGTACTGCCTTTCTGGATGCCTCTTCTTTTTTGGCTTTCTCCTCGGCTGCTTTTCTCTTTCGCTCTTCCAGGGCTTTTTCCATTTCTTCCAGGCGTTTTCCCTCTCTGAGTGCTTCCGAAAGGCTGTAGTTTTCTATATATTTCAGGACAGCCTTGTCACGGAAACGTTCCGGGAGTTCCTCAAGTGCTTCCATTTCTTCAGACATACGGTTGAACAGCGAATGGTAAGCGGTTTCCAGATGCTTGTCCGTGATGGATTTTTTATACATGCTTTCTTTTACTGTTTTCTCGAAAGGGATAACAGAACGAAGATCCCCGACATACAGGTCATAATATTCACGCATCTTTTCCGTTTTTTCGCTGCGGTACTTCTGCTCGATCTCGTACAGCCCGTCATCGATCACTTTGACCGCACTGCGTACTGGTTCCAGCACTTCCTTCACCTGTGCCTCAAATTTTTCATAAGGTGCCGCATAAAATTTCTTTACCTGCTTTCGTTCTTCTTCGAACGCCTTCACCAGTCTGTTCAGGGTCGCCCTGTCCTTACGCATCTCTGCGGTCTGGGAATCTGTATAGGCAATGGATGCATATTCCTGTGCCTTCTTCTGGATCTCTTCCTTCAGCTCGCTGCTGTTCCACTGGATCTCCGGGAGCGTTCCCGGCTCCATCTTGGTCGTGATTCTTAATTCCATGTTTACCTCCTGTCATATCCCCGGCAATATCCTGCCCGGTCTTATGTTGTGTGTTACCTGCTGCCAAAATTTCTTTTCTTCCTGCAAGAGCATCGCAAGGTCTTCTTCAACGTCAGAACGTTCAATGAAATAGTGGCGGACGGCTGTCCGCCTGTCTCCTTCCCGGTCTGACCGTATGTGTGCCCTCAGCACTGCAAACCGGTAACCTGTCACCAGCAGATAGTGGAGCACCTGGATATAATAGTTATCCGGTATGCGGTTATCCCATTTGCCCCACTGGGCACCGTTCATGATGTTCGTGGTCTTGATCTCCAGGATACCTTTCCGCCCTTTCTGATCGGTCAGCTCGCCATCAAGTGAAGCCTGCATGAAGGGATGTTCAACGCTCCGCAGGATGCGGTTCTCATGATAAAGCACCTTGTATTCTGGATAATCCAGGGAGAAGAGTCTGCGGATCAGAGGCTCTGCTTCCGTTCCGTATTTCACATACGGCTTGTCGGATATGTCCTCCGGCATCCGTTTCCCGGTTTTCTCCTCGAACAACTCCACGTTGCTTTTGTATGGGTTCAGCCCCAATATCGCAGCCGCATCTGAACCGCCGATCCCAAGCGTGCGGCTTTTCAGCCACGCCGCATGGTCGGCATTTTCAATGATCGTATAGCTCATTTATCTGTATTTACCTCGCTTTGTTTTTCTTCCTGCTCCCTGAGTTCTTTCAGGATCATGCTCACACTCCATGTGGAGCACTTCATTTCATCTGCAATCTTCGCATTGCTCCACCCTGCCTCGTGCAGTGCTTTTACCTTCCCCCGGTCTATGGTCTTCTTTGTTGGGGGAGGCTGTTTTTCCACTTTTTTCCGGCTTCGTCTCTGTTTCTGGAACCGGGGTTTCCAACACCAGCAGCATCGTTGCTGCTGTTACCTCTCGGAAACTCATGCCGTCAATGCATCTGGCAGCATATACCGCTTCGCCGTTCCGGCAACGATCTGCTGCTTCTTTGATGCTGATCTGTTTATATTTCATTCGGTTACCTCCTGTACAAATCTGCCTTCGCCGATTCCTTCTGCCGCATAGTCGGAAATTTCATTTATTGCATCAATATCTCTAACACCAGTTTTACGTAAAAACACGTATACGGCCAGTGTAATCTTGGAAAACTCTTCCAGAATTTCTTCTTTTGAACCCTGCATTTTTACATCTGCTCTTTCTTTGCTAGCCTTTTCGCATTTAATCACTTGATTTACCTCCTATGTTTGCTCTATAATGAGCTTGAAATGTTATTTTTGTGTCCCGGATCGCCCGCCAAAGCACCGGGACTTTTTACTAGCTCGAGTGTCGCTTTCTCAACGATCACCGATTCTTTCGTCTCTTCATTTATTGCATGCACATAGATGCTATTATGGTGCCAGATCCGGTACTTGTCCGAATCAATCCCGGCCAATTCCAGGATGGCCCTGGCTTCCTGGTCCTTCCCTTCGCTTACTCCGATCATTCTGATACCTCCTTGTCCTCGATCAGGCTGTCCAGAAACTCGACCATTACTGGAAGTTCTTTTGTACTAAGATCCATAATACAGTATTTATAGAAATCATACCCTCTATTTGCACCCCATCCATGTTTTATTGCAGTTACGGTGACCATTATTGAATAATCAAGATTGTTAATATCCAGACTGACATAATGTTTTCCCTGTTCATGAATTGTCAGTACCTTATCCAGTAATACACCAATCCATTTTCTTCTCTCTTCTGCTGTCATTTTGTCCCCGCTTTCCATGCCAGCTTCTTCAACTGTTCATACAATTTGTTGAATGTCTCTTCTTCAATCCCCGAAAACGTAATACCGTCACCTGTATATGTATCACTTACAAACAAAATGTTTCCCATGATCGGGGAGCCGTGTTTATCGGTTTCGTACAGGTAACAGCCGATCGGGTTAAACTGAAGTTCATTCTTGAACAAAAACTCTTCGTCAACCAGCATAGCCACACACTTGCTGGCTTTACGTTTAATTTCTGTCGTATGCCCTAATTCGTTATACAGTCGTCTTGGCATGACGTGCTCGATCATCTCGCATCCGTTCCCGATCAGCTCACAGAGCTGTCTGTTCTGCTCTCTTATCGTTCCCTGTGGGAAATCATGCACGGTTACTTTCAGATCCGTACTAACCTTAATAATCTTGCTCATTCTGCTTCCTCCTTGCTCACCAACATCAGCACACGGATCAGTACCGCACACCACACGGTAATAGCAGTTCCAACGATATCACGTTCACAGATTACACTGTATTTTCCCAGCCACCAGAACGTGAACGCTGCGGCTGCTGTGGCTACGATCGGGGCGATCACACCAGCTCCGGTTGTTTCTTCTGTTACTTCGGTTGTTTCTGTTTCTCTTTTTTTCATTGCTTGTCCTTTCTTAAAATGCAATTCCTTCAATCTCCGCAAATCTCTTTGCATTGATAAAGTACACCCATCGGTTTTCCGACGTCCGGATACCATACCCCCACGGGAAAACTCCCTGTTGCAGTCCTTTTCGAACTGTATTATGGTTCATTCCGAGCATTTTTGCTGCTTCATTAATATCTAACCTCGGAATGATTTTGTTTCTTATTTCCTTAGTCGGAAGTACAGAAAATTTATCGTTTTTATCCGAGAAATAATCCTCAGCCAGTCCAAGTGCCAATGCTATATCCACCTGCGTTTCTTCTGGTGGTACCTGTTTATCAGAAAGATACTGGCTAATTGAACCTTTGCTCTTTCCTGTCAGACCGGAAACTTGGATTTGGTTTAAATGTAATTTCTGCATGGCTTGTTTCAGCTTTTCACCGAATGTTTTCATGTTGCTCACCTCACTTTCCTATTCATTCATCGTCAGAATCGCAATCCAGAACAGCAACAGGATTGCTAATGGTTTCCACATTTCCTTACCCCGCTTTCTATAGGATTCTTCCATTGTCTCTAATGCTGTTGCGGTATCACTGAACGCACTCGAGACTGCTTCTCGCATCTCCGCACCTGTGATCGCTGTCGCAACTTTCTCGGCTTGCTTTTTGATGTCTGAAATATAATGTTTCATCAATGGTCTGTTACCTCCTGTTTTCCCTTACTCAATATTTTTGTATTGATTTTTTAATATTTTGGTAGTATCCTTTTATTCACCACATAACGACCATAGAGAATAGAAAGGAGTACATTATGCCTCAAATTCGATTTTGTGTAGGCTCTTACCCTGGAAACATTGACAAACGTCTTGATTACATATCTTCTGCAAGTATCTATGAAGTTTTTCCGGATGACTTTATGAAAGAATTTACAAGGTTTAGTGATGTAAATGACTTCTTCAAAGCCATTGGCTGTGATTTAACAGCACCGGAAGATCTTAATAAACTGCAAGATACTGTTGCATTTGATTCTTCTATCAGACTGCATTCTGATTTTGAATCTTGGCAGGATATGGTCGAAACAGCTTACCAGCGTCTCTTAAACAAATAGCTTTTTAATGATGCTATTCGCTGTCTGGCTTTACTACCTTGAATCTCACATCACATACTGCATAGCCATCTTCAATTTTTAATAATTTTACGAACGCTCGCACATCCGGGCGTTCTTTTTCTCGCTGCTTATCGCTTGCTTCATCTGACTGTTTCGAATCTGCCTCGGTTTTAAGCAACACACTTACATCTACATCAAGTGCGGATGCAAGTCTGAGAATGTCTGTTTCTTTTATCCTTTTTCTTCCTTTCAACATATCTGTAAGCTGTTGCTTTGAATACCCTGCTTTTTGGGCTACTGTGCACTGCTTAAGACATTTTTCTTTGATTATATTTGAAAGATTGTCTGCTACAATAGATTTCATCCCTACCCCGCTTTCTGTTCTTCGAGAGTATCTCTGGCTCTCAGGATCTCTGCGTTACTTCTGATAATTGCCAGGCTTTCTCTGTCCAGTTTTTTCAGAATTGTAACTGTTTCCTGTAACAGTTTCTTTTTCGTTTCTTTCATCTAGTTCTCTCCTTTCTTGGCTTGCCATCATCGGCGACCACGTTGCCATCGTGATCGGACGGGGAAATCTCCCCGTTTCGGCTTTATTTGTAAAGTTGTTTCAATAAATTCAGCTGCTGCTTTGATGGTTCTAAAAGTATGAAACTCTCTGAACCCTTTTCCCTCACGCACGTTTACG